TTCTGCCGTTCAGGAAGTTGGACTCGCCTTTTTATGGTTTAGCGGACAGTAATAAAATTTTTACGTCTTTATAGACAATTCAACCCACGATTTTGTTCAGACGAAATTAATAATAAGCACTCACAAATATGCGTACCTGGCAACTGAATGGGTTTTTCCAATCATCAGTGTGTTTCTCTAATTTATATTCACATCTCATGCCACGTAACATATTGCCAAACTCATCCATGAGTGCGCCTCGTCCATTCTCTTGATAAAAAGGACTGACACATACTAAAATATGATTGTGACTCATGTCTGAATTTAAAATACTGGCAATGTTGTGACGTTCAAACTCAATGATGTCTAAAACATTCGAGAATAGATGGATTACCGTATCAGATTGCGGACGTATATCGTCTTCTGTCAATTGTCCGGCAGAGACATTATATGCTGTTATTTTAGAGTTTTCATAGAACTGCTCCAAATATTGTAATCCTAGCGTCAGTGAAGCTTTACTTGGTTCGATTACAGTGAAATCGGATATTTTATCGTTGTCAATATAATGGTTCTTAAGAAAGTCAGACAACACCATTTCTGCAATACATTGGCCACAACCATAGTCAACGACAGAGATACTTCCTTCTGACCATACCTTATGTGGGATGCGGTCATACGCTATCTGAAGCTTTTGTCTATGTATTTCTCCGTAAGAAGATATATACATATCAAGCTGCTCTTTAGTCGTGAGGTTGGCGAGGCCGTTTCTCAACTCATCTTTCAGCTTCTTTTGTTTATTCTCTGAAAGTGAGTTGATATGTTGTTTCACAGACTCCACAACATCGTCAAACGATAATCGAGAGGCATTGAATTGTGGGATAAAATGAAATGCTGATGTCTGTTTCATATAATTGAATCGTTGTCGGGGAGCTGTTGGTGCATAAGGTAATTCTGACGGGCGGAAAAAGGGGACGTGTTGGCGTAGCAGTATGCACATCCGTGCGGGCAGGTATTGTAAGTCCCAATATCCTTTGATGTGATACAACCGCAGAGTGAGCGTTGGCCTTTGTCTGTTTTAGAATTGCGTATCAAAGGTTCTAATTCCGGCGATAATCGGCATATCAGCTCCGGGTCTATGCAGCGGTTGTGACTGATTCCAAATTCTGACAGATCAACTTTTTCGGCGCAGGTCGCAAGTTCGAGACCGAGCTTCATATCTGCCAGTCTGCGTGAAAATTCAACCATTTCGTCCTCCGACCACTCATGATAGTTTATCCCTGCATCGGAAAGATTCCGACCGACTTTGCGATACGAGGATATATCAGCAAAACTAAACACCAGTTTCTCGACATATCCGCGTAATTCGCCTGCTATATTGCTGATTTTATGCAATAAATCCTCTGCCGAAATTCTGTCTGTCAGAATCAACGGGTCGAATCGCCAAACGACTGAACCTAAGCCCAATTCATCAACCAGACGTTTGAATGTTTCAATTCGCCCGTGCAAAGGTGGAACACTCGGCTCTAATCCCTCGGCCTCGTAGTCATTAAGTGTATATTGGACGTAACAACCAATCCCTTTTTGTTTCAAGATTGGCAGGAACGGAAATAGCGGCGCAGGATTCTTCGACCAGAATACGATGAATTTGGTATTGTCAAAAGAAACGTATGAATCCTTACCATTGTAGGGGTTACGCCATCTTACATGCCCTTTGCCGAGACGATTGAAAAACCAGTTACTGTAGAACGCCGGAATATCGGTGGCTCGACTTGCTGAAACAATCAGCGGAGTCTGAGCATCGACAATATTGCCGTCATCTAATGTAAGTTTTTGCTTTTCGTTTTTCATGGTGCAAATTTAATTATTACTGTCCGCTAAACATTTTTGAGCGATTGAAAAATGTTTAGCGGACAGTAATAATATGATAACCTCTCAGAAACTCTCAGACAAGGATTCATTTGACACGTTCGGTTATCTTCAGCTTGTGGCAAGCACCACATTTTTATTGCCAAAAGGGTTTAACCTTACGATGAGTTGCTTCTACAACTCCAAAATGAAGATTGGCAACATCACTGTATTCCCGATTCTGAATCTCAATCCGACATTACAGAAACAGTTTGGCAAGCACTGGTCGGTATCGTCCTCTCCGCAATCAACGCTGATAATCAGCGAATTAAAGAATAAGTACCCGAAAAAGTACCCAAAAAGGCTTTTCCGGGTACTTTTTTTGTCGTTGCTTACTTCTTGCGCCAATGTCGGCGGAAGTAAAAGAACAGCACCACGCAAACGGCCGCTAATGCTCCGTAGTAGCCCCAGCCCCAAAAGCCGGGGGTCGGCTTTTTTGTTTCCTCGGTCTTGGTTTTGTCCTTGGTCTTGGTGTCGGCGGCTACGTCGGCTTTGTTTTGGCTGTCGGTTGTGGCGGACGTTTGGGCTTCGGCTTTCGTTTCGGATCCGTGCTGTTTCTCGCCGTTGATGGTTATCCGTCCTTTGGTCGCCGATTTGACGTTGGGGGGCTTTGCCTTTTCTCCGTCGGCGGTATCGGCTGCAGCTAATATGGCGTTAAGCCAATCGCGGCGGCCAGTGCTGTCCGGGGGAAGCGGCGGAATTACGCCGGGGTAAAACTCTATCTTAGTGAAGTCGATTATCACGTTCTGCCTTTCGTTGCTTTGCGTGGTAGTAAGTATCGCGGCCGCTCCTGTTGTTTCTTCGTGGGTGCGCTGTTCGGAAGAAGCAGTTATAGCGGCTTCCTCGGTTACGTCGGCTTTAACGGCCTTCTTGGTTGAACTGCACCCGGCGAAGAAGCTCAGGGCGACGGCGGCAATTAGAATTATAAGCGTTCTTTTCATCGGTCGTTGAAATATAGTGTTTGTGGTGTCCGGCTGTTGTGGGTAAGGCTTCCGAACTTGATGTAGTCAAGTCGGGTTAGCCAGCCTTTTCTAAATCGGCGTTGCGACGGATTCCGGGCTACTACCCCTTCAATGAAAGCAACACGCGCTGCCTTGATTCTGTCGAATAGCTGCCGTGGGTCTTGGGCGTTTATGGCGGCTAAGGTGTTTTCGCCTACAATGCCGTCAGCCTTCACTCCGAGAAGCTGCTGCACTTGGGTAATGCCGTGCCGCCCGGAAGCCCATACCCAATCGACGACAATGTTAGCTACGCTTTGGGATTTTATGCGGTCGGCCTGATACCTATCCCAATAGTGCGGTTTCATAACACGGTCTACCGCGTCGGCTGCGGTTATTAACTTGAGGTCGTCTACGTCTATATCGCCGTCGCCGTCTTTGTCGTAGCCCACTTGCCGCCATGTGGCAATGGTTACGCCCCGGTTGGTAGCTCCGCCCCGGTCGTGGGGGTCGTTTACAAAGCCGCCTTCCCACGAAAGTATAAAGGGGCTTAGAATATTGATATTTGCCATGTCCTGTTATATATGATGGTTTAGTCTACAAATTCCGGGAGAATGTACTGAATGTTAAGCGCGGCTTCGTGAAGAATGGCCCGGGCCTCTTTCTCGTTTATCGCTGTTCCGTGCGTGAACTCGCAGAAAATAGAGCCTACCCAATCGTGCGAATTGTCTGCCAGCCGCTTTATTATCACTTGGGAAGTACCGCACGACGAAAGCAACGATTTGGCGTAACGGTCGCTAACCTGTGCGTCTATGTCCGTAATGAATATAAACAGGTTCTTTGCAAGCTCGCTGCAAAACTTGGCTACGTCGCACATTTTCAAGTTCTGAACTCGCGGCTTCATGCTTTCCACTCCTTTGCGTTTGCTCTCGAAGTAGACGCTTACCATGCTTTCGTTGCCTAACGGGTGCGGCTGAACTATATAAACGCGGTCGGCTTTCAAGCTGTGCAACACTTCCCACAACTCGCCGTGAACTAATGCGGAATTATCGGAGCGACGCTTGCGCTTTACCTCGTTATCGCGCTGCATCTGCTCTACCTTCAAGTCGGTAAGTTTGTTCTTCGTATATTGGTTATAGGCGAAGTAGGCGGCTATTATGGTGCCTATCGCGCTAAGAATGGCGGGTAAATATTCCATTGCATTGGTGTTTGGTTGTTTAATACCCGGCGGCGGTTAAGTCTGCCTTAACCATCGCCTTTATTTCGCTGACGCGGCAAAGGTGCGTCGTGTACCGGGCTTCGGCTTCCTCTGCCTCGGCTTCGTCTTCTATAAGCCCGGCTTTTGCGGCGTTGTAGTCGTTAATCAGCCCGAACTCTTCCGTTTCCGACACTTCGGAACGGATAACGGCCCGTGTAAGGTCTTTGTAGTTGGGTACTCCGTAGACTTCCACGGTGTCGTAGTCGTAGGCTGTCCGGGTCTGCGGCGCGTTGTCCGCTATGTCCTCGGCACCGGGTTCCGTGCCGTCCTCTCCGGCGGCCTGGGGTTCTACTTCTTCGGTACGTTCCACAATGTTGTAGTTATAATGGTATGCACCGTTTCCGAGCGGCTGTATCGCCGTCGGTCTAATGTCCGAATTTGATTTCATAAGGGCTTTTCTTGTTTAGTTTGTTGATTAAATATTGGCTGTCGCTGTGCTTGGCCCAACCCCACCACGGGGCCACTGTCTGCTTAAACTCGGCTTCGCTTACAGGCTTTTTCCGTTTGGCGAACTTCGCCACTTTCCGGCAAAGATTTTGCTTTATACGCTTCCGTAGCCGTGTTTCGCTATGGTAGAACACGAAGCCCAAAAAGTCGATGCCGCGTCCGTGTCGGTCGCTGCGGTCTTTCGCTACCGGGAATATTTGCTTATTCCCTTTTACGGCGAGGTCTAACCGGGTCGTAAGGTAGTCTTCTATCTCCGCAAGCAACTCGCGCAAATACTTTTTGTCGTGGTGCAATACTACAATATCGTCGGCGTATCGGAAATAATACCTAACGCGCTTCTGCTCCTTAATCCAATGGTCGAAGTAAGTAAGCATAAGGTTTGCTAAGTATTGGCTCAGGTAGTTGCCAATCGGTAGCCCTTCCGCGCTGTCTATAATCTCGTCCAACAGGCGCAAAAGCCGTGTATCTTTTATTCTGCGCCGGACGATGTTTTTTAGTATGGCGTGGTTTATGGAAGGGTAGAACTTCTTTACGTCTATCTTCAAGCAATAGGCGCAGCCGGGTTTATCCCGGTCTATTGTCTTCCTCACTCTGTCCGCTGCCGCCTGTATGCCGCGCCCTTTTATGCAGCTATATGTGTCGGCCGTGAAGGTCGCTACCCATATAGGCTCCAAAATATTCATTACGGCGTGGTGTACTATGCGGTCGGGAAAGTATGGAAGCCGGAATATTAGCCTTTCTTTTGGCTCGTGTATAGTGAAGGTACTATATGCCGAAGTGCGGTAAGTGCCGGACTTCAACTGCTCGTGAAGTTGCTGCAGGTTTTCTTCCCTGTTTCGGTCGTGCAACTTTACGCCGTAAGTGTGGCACTTACGGCGACGGGCGCGGTTGTCCGCCAGCCGTAAGTTATCCAGACTTATTATGGTGTCGTAAAGGTTTCCGTACCTTTTCATTGGTTCTTTGCTGATTCTAAGGGGTTCTTCGGGTATGGCCCTACCAAATCCCTATAAATAGTTACTATTTTTCGCCTTGTTGGGGCGCGGTCTTTGTCTTATAGCTCTTATAAAGTTCACTAAATCAGTATAGCTGAGAGCCGATGTTCGTATTCGTATTCGAAGCCGCGTTATTCGTATTCGCATACGAAAGGCCGGCATTCGCGCTGTTATTCGCGTTACCGCCGAACAGAACGCCCGAAGACAAACAACCTTAATATTTTTCACTCGAAGTAATAGCGCGTTCCCGAAGCTCTCATAGTAACCTTCCGGGGAAACGCATTACGCTTCTTAATCTCCCGTAAAACATATTTTATTTCGGTCGAATTGGTAAAGAACTTTTCCACCTTGCCCGGTTTGTCGGGGCTGTTGTCCGGGTGCTTTATCTTCACTAAGAAGCGTTCATTTCCGAACTTCGTCTTAACTCCGTCGATGAAGTCAAGCACGAAGAATGAAAGGTTTATCAGTTTCTGCTGCGTGGTTTCGCTGCAATTAAACTGCTTGTTGTTTTCGTCCTGTGGAATGCCTAAGAAGGCGAGCGTTCCGTCGTCTTCTCCTTTGGGCTTGGTATTGTAGTCGCTCATTGCTGTATTACTTTCGTATAATATTTCGGTTTTGGCTCTTGCTACCCAATTTCTTAAAGCGCGGTCTGCCTGTCGTAAAGGGTCGAAGTCCATAATATCTTGGTTTTATTGACTCCAACCGCCGAATATGTGGCGCGGCGGTTGGAGCGTGTTATTGTTTTTGCGTGGGGGCGTTGGAATGGCGGCGTTACGCTGACGGGATAAAGCAAAGCCGAGAGCCGATGGCCGTAGACGTATACGAAGCCGCGTCATGCGTATGCGCAGACGAAAGGCCGGCATACGCGCCGGAATTCGCGCGACCGCCGAACAGAACGCCGCGCATAGCCACGCCGGAAGTCGGTACGCTGGTATAGAAGTAGTCCGCCATATAGGTGGTGGAACTGCCGCCTATCTCTCGCGGCACGTTGTCGCCGAACTCGCCACAAAGGTGGAACTTCGCGTAGCCTTCACGTCGCGGAATGTCGCCCCTATATTCGTAGTCGTTGTAACTGTTATCTTGGAACTTGGCAGGGTCGTCGCAAACGTAGAACTTTGACAGTCCGCCGTCGGCATCTGACTGAATGGCACATTTACAGCCGTCCGTCCAACTCCAAATATGGCCGAAGGGGTTTTCAAGCCCTCTATAACTCGGCACATTGAATGTTTTGGTAATGCCGTTTCCGTTGTTTACCGTATGGCTGACTATCCCGGTATTGTTGCCTAATGAATTGGTAATGCCGCATGGTATAATAGAGTTATAGCCGTTGTAGGTATTCCAATCGCCATTCCATGTGGTAACGCCGTCGCCTAATCCGCCCTGCTTGTAGCCGTTTGCGTCCGGGGCCGCGTTATAGGCGGCCTGGCAATTAAGGTTGGCGTACTCTATGACGTAAAGCCAATAAGTCGTAAGCTGCGCGGCGTATAGGTCGCAGTTCCACCCCTTGCCGTTAAGTCCGGCCGTGCCACGGTTTCGGGCGTAGTTGCGGAAGTTGGTAAGGGAAATTGACGTAGCCGGAAGTCCGAGGAAGGTTCTATATGTACCGTCGTAGGAAGCGTTATTGTTACCCCCTCGGAAAGCTGCGGTTGTATTG